CGGTGTCGACTAAAAATTATATAAACTCAATACAATGAGCATTCAACAATACAATGGCAAACAGATATTGGGTGGGAGGAGCGGGCGACTGGGATAATCCAGGCGCGCATTGGGCCACATCTTCGGGTGGCTCCCCAGGCGGTGGAAATGGTCCGAGCTCAACAGATAACGTCTTTATTGACAGCAGCTCAGGGCTTGTAGACTCAGACACTATCGGTGCGGGCTCTGGGTCGTACCTAGAGATTAACAATATAACCTGTTCTACTGGACTATCCGTCTACACAATAAACGCAGCACTCATCATCAACGGAAACGCGACGTTCGAAGCCGGATCAACAGTAGCAGTAAGCACTTTCCAACCAGCAGCAGCAGGAAAAACCCTTACAACCGGCGGGTGTACTTTCAGCACTGGTGAACTGCTATTCCAAGCCCCTAATGCGTCCTATTCAATCGTACTGGGTGGCGATCTGACAATGTCATTCGGAAATATAAAAATTACCAAAGGCGGACTTGACGCAAACGACTACAACGTAACTGCAAATAACATATATCTGCAAAACCTTGACCAGACAGCAGCCTGTACAACTATAACAATGGGCTCGGGCACCTGGACCTGTTATACCGGTACCTTCGAGGTCCTCGACACTTACCCAGATACCGACACCAACGGCGTGCTTGAACATACTGGCATAACGATAACTTGTGAAACTTCCACAATAAAGCTGATGCCCGACTATAACGGCGCATCGTATGCTACTGGCGCATTTGGCTATTCCCAATATCTCACCGCAAAAACATTCTATAAACTCGAACTATATTCATCCTACGAAAGCACCGTATTTAACCTATACGGAGGTGGAATTTTCAACGAAATCAAAGCAACACCGAACGCTCATGCAATGACGATCAATTTTGAGGCATCCAATTTTGATTGGAGAAAGATGTACAAAGTTACCACATGGACGGTATCTGGGTCGTCGGGGAAACTAATCACAGTGAACAGCACAGGATCAACGGTGCCTGGGCTGCTTTGGAAAAGTACCGGAACCGTATCATCGGACTATCTTGACCTTTCTGATTCGTACGCCATAGATTTTGCAATCAACCAATCTCACTACTCTTTCGACGAGGCAGGCGATATGGGTTACACGGGCGTAAACGAAAAGACCGGACAATCATTTACTCCTAATGTAACCGGAGATATACACTCGTGGGTCATGTACCTTGCAGCAGTAGGCACCCCCGTCGATGCGCTCAGACTAAAGATATATACAAACAGTGCTGGAGCCCCAAACACCCTGCTGGCGACATCAAGCAACACCATAGACCTCTCTGGTGCAGCCTACGGATATTGTAAGTTTGACTTTGCAGCTGGAACCTCACTTACATCAAGCACAAAATACTGGGCCGTGCTCGAAAGAACAGGATCAACAAGCACCACCAACTATTGGAACTTCTACCGATCATCGGCAAGCGGGTATGCTGGTGGTGAGGCCATAAAACATGACGGCTCATCCTGGGGAGCAGACACAGGCGATTGGTATTTTCAATATAACATCAGAAGTGCGGGCGCAGCCTGGTATGCGGGTACACATTCAAACGACACATCAAACAACGAAGGCTGGGTATTTTCTGCTCCACTGACAACAACCACAAAAACCATTACAGGTGTATCAAGGATCGGACTCGTAACCAACAAAACTATCACCGGCACGGCACGTATAACAGCGACAACAGCAAGGACAATCACAGGCGTAGCAAGTGTCGACCCCGGCTTCACAACGACTACAAAAACGATTACCGGTGTATCAAGGATCCAACTGACAACAACCAAGACAATCACCGGCCAATCAAGGATTGAGCTAGTAACGTCTCAAACCGAGAGTGGAGTTGCGCGCATAACTGCAAACGCAACGAAAATCATATCCGGTGTGTCGAGAGTTGGTCTAATAACTGACCAGACAATATCGGGTGTGTCGAGAATTCAACTAACTACTACCAAAACGGAAACTGGTATATCACGGATCACCGCAAACGCTGACCAGACAATATCAGGTGTGTCACGCATCACCGCAAACTCAACAAACACAGAGACCGGTGTAGCTCGAATCCAACTGACAACAACCAAGACAATCGACGGTATTTCTCGCATATCTCTACTCGCCACCCAAACAATCGCGGGTGTATCTCGGATAACCACACAACCCAACCAAACAATATCCGGTATCTCAAGGATCACAGCGAACACGACCAAAACTGAAAGTGGTGTGTCGCGTATAACCGCAAACGCAAGCAGCACCATATCCGGTGTAGCAAGAATCACAGCAAACACAACAAAGACAATATCGGGAGTTTCGAGAGTTGGCCTTGTGACAACCAAAACCATCACGGGCACTTCTCGGATACAAACCACCGCAACAAAGACAATATCCGGTGTGTCTCGCATTGCGCTTATAACCTCGAAACTATTGACAGGTCTTTCACGCATCACCGCGAACGCTACAAAGACAATATCAGGTGTAGCACGAATTCAAAAGACCACCACAAACACAATTACTGGAGTCTCTAGGGTCACCGTAACACAGTCGACCACCATATCCGGTGTCTCGCGCATAACAAAACATGTCGATGCAACGGAGTCTGGAGTTGCGCGCATAACTGCTAACACCGCACAAACAATCACCGGAACCGCAGCAGTAGCGATCCCCGCGACAACCCAAGACATTACTGGTATCTCTCGAATTACAGCACAAGCACCACAGACAATCACCGGAACCTCTAAAATAAAAACGCTTACCTGGCATCGAGCAAATAGCCCAGCTTGGGAAACCAAACCGGACACTACTTGGCAGCAACAGAACTCGCCAACATGGAAAACATCAAACCAAACCGACTGGTACGAACCCGATATTAATATTTGATATAATTTAACTATGGCACTCTCAAGCTCATTTCCCTCAAGTCGACGTGGATACCTCAGCCAAGACGAACTTGCTCAGATGGCAAATATAACCATCGTAGACACAACCGAGGCGGATGACCGCATATCCCAAGCAGAAGAAATGATAGACGCTTACGTTGGACCACAAGACAAACACATGGATTACGAAGTTTGTGGTATGGTAACGGCAGCGTCATCAAATACCGTAACTCTCGATACTATCCATCAAAACAACATGGACACCAACTATCTCAGGCTGTGCCAAATAGAAATACTAGGCGGAACCGGAGAAGGTCAACGACAAAAGATCATCGGCAGCACAAAACCAGGCGTAGTCACCATCGACACAACCTGGACCACGACACCAGACACAACCAGCTTCTATAGAATCACCCAACTAGGCAAATTTCCTCGACGCTCGGACGTAGAAGCATATACAAGCGGATCAACTACCGTTTACTACAAAAGAATACCAGAGGCCGTTAAAAGAGCCGTAGCAGCACAGATTGAGTACGTTATAGAGATGGGCGACGCTTTCTTTGCAGGAGATAAAGCAGAGATGCAAAGCGAGAACATCGGAGACTATGGATATACAAAAGGCACTGGTATCGGCGCGCTTGGAAAACTCATATCACCAAAAGCAAAGCTGTTACTTAAAGGCATATTCAGTCGAGTTGGAACCCTACAAGAATGAGCGTCAATTCATTACTTAACCAAAGCATTATCATAACCTCGAAAACGGGCTACGATGAATATGGTCGTGAAATAACCAGCGGAGCATCTACAGTAAAAGCACGCTTCCAAAAAACACAAAAGATAAATTTTAACCCATCCCAACCAGGAGGCAATGTAGCATCACTAAAGACAATCGAGGCCATCGTATACGTCCCATCCAATACGGTAGTCGCAATCGACGACAAAGTTACCTATTCGAGCGTAGATTATAAAGTTGACGGCGTTTATGAGGCAATTGACGGATCAGGACACGACAATCATATACGATTGACCCTTACGAAATGGAAGTCTTTATAGTATGTTACAAATCAACAGCATCACCGTCGATACCTCAGAATTCATAGAAAAGTCAGAATTTGCCCTATCTCGCGTGCTTATTGGCACATTGAAAGGAGTAAATGACGCAGGAACGGAGATATTACGCCTCAGCTCGCGCGAAGTGCCTCATGACACCGGACGATTGCAAAACACTGGGCGTGTTGAGCCCGACACCGATCACAGCGTGATAGTGGGATATGACACAGAATACGCAGCCCGCCTACACGAACACCCAGAATATCGATTCCAAAAAGGTAGAAAAGGGAAGTATCTCGAAGATCCAATAAAAAATAACCTTGAAATCTTGCGAGGATACATCGCTGATAAAATCAAATCATCACTTAATCTATAACTATGGCACGACTCATAGACGACATCGCACAAAAACTAGTTGACTCGGGCCTCGGCACGATCGGGACTACCATCTACAAAGCGTATATGCCCGACTCCGTTGATACCGGTATGTGTGTCCTAGACACCGGTGGGCCACAACCAGACAAAGAACTACCCACACACTCCCCAACCTTTCAAGTATTCATCAGAGGCGCAACTTATGTACTCGGTAGAACAAAACTTGACGCAGTACGAACGGCCTTACATCAGGTCAAAAATACAACCCTAGGCAATACATACTTTTACTATATCCTCGCTCAAAGCGAAGGTGGTCACATTGGTCGCAACGCAAGAGGCCTGGACGAATTCAGTATAAACTTTATTGCCCTAACCAGATGATTACAATCAACGAAAAAAAATACAAAGAACTTCGCTGCTCGAAGTGTCAGAAGTTCATCGTGTATCAAAATGTAGCTGCTGGTATTCTCTGCTATATATGCCCGCGCTGTGAATTCATCAATGAGTTTTCATTTAAATACATGAAAAGCGACGACTCAATCTCGCACGACTACGCAGTGAAGCCATCAGACAAAAAATGATATAATTGAACCAAGAAAGGAGGTTAAATAAACTATGGCAGACATCTCAAACGTAAAAGTAGGCGCATGCTCAGTCACTTTCAATGGTGTTGATCTAGGTCACACTAAAGGAGGCGTAGAAGTGAGTTATGAGCCAACCTGGCACGAAGTCCAAGTGGATAAGTACGGCGAAACCGTCGTGCAAAAGTATCTCATGGGCGAACGTCTTACGGCAAAAGTCCCACTTGCAGAGCTTACCATCGCAAATCTTAAAGTAGCGATGCCACAAGGCACATTTGCAGGCGCAGGAAATGCACGATTGACGCTCGGATCAGGATCAGGAGCAATGGCGACAAGCTCGTCATACCAGCTCGTCTTGCATCCTTTGAACATGAATACTCGTGCAAACGACATCGTGTTTCATAAAGCATTCGTCACGTCTACCGTTGATCTTAAAATGAAGGTCGATGAAGAAAACGTGTTCGAAGTTGAATTTGAAGCATTGCTCGATGAATCAAAATCAGCCGGAAACTATCTCGGCATGATCGGCGATTCGACGGCATAAGTTATAATTTGGCATCAGTGGTACTTGTTACCCGCCATATTCTTATGAAATCACTTACAATAAAAACAGACACAGGAACGGTAGAAATAAAAAAACTACCAATCGGAAAATACTCAGAACTACTCAAAGCAATCAAAGAACTACCCAAACACATAAGCGGGCTCGAAACACTTAAAAATGACGAGCTTATATCTCGCTTGCCCTCACTCATTGCAGAAGCACTCCCAGACTTTATTGCGATACTAACCATCGCCTCGCCTCTCAAAAAAGAAGAAATCGAGGAAATGGGACTTGATGAAGTGACGCGCATAGTCATCGCGATCATTGAGGTAAACAATTTTAAAGAGGTATACGAGAACATAAAAAAAGTGACAGCGCCCCCGCAGGTGAAAAAGTAACGCCCGACGAATGGATCTATTGGGCCATTGATCTACTGGCCAGCAGCTACGGATGGGCGCTCACCGACATACTCGAAAAAGTATATATCGATGACCTGCTTATCTACAATAAACTCATTACGCGTAGAGCGATAAATGAGCATAAAATGCAGTTGGCAATCGCAACAAATCCTCAGACAAAGCGACCCAAAGAGTTGTGGGAAGTACTGAACAAACAAGAGCGCACCAACGAAGGCAAAGACTACCTCGACGCTGAGTTTGATAAAGATGCCCTCGAGCGCTTTAAACGCACAGTCTCACAAACCGGAGGCAAAATCGCCGTAAAATAGCACACGATAAAGGTATAATATATGTATGGCTTTCGATATAGGCTCCATAACTGCAAAAATTGACGCTGATGTCACTGGATTTAAAAACGGCATAGCCAAAGCAAAAGACGAAGCCGGTGGATTTGCTACCGGTCTTGGCGGTGTTATGAAAGTGGCCGGAGGCGTTGGAGTTGCCGTAGCAGCAGCAGCAGCAGTCGCTGGTGCAGCCATAATCAAGCTCACTGGCGTAGCAGGAGAAGCGCAAACCGATATGATCCGCGCAGAAACCCTCCTGCAAAATTCTTTTGGAGATAACGCAAAAGCCCTCACAAAATATCGGCAAGCAATGGACGATACGGCAAAGTCGATGATAAAGCTAGGATTTGATGACGAAGAAACCTCGCAGGCCTTTGCAAAAAGCCTTGTGACAACAAAAGACGTAGTACAGACCCAGAAAGACTTGGCACTCGCAGCCGACTTCGCGCGACTCAAGCAAATAGACCTCGGTACGTCCCAAGCGCTCCTGCAAAAAGCATATATGGGAAGCAGCCGAGAACTCAAAGCATACGGCATTGAGCTTGATGATAATGCCTCAAAAGCACAAATATTTGCAGCAATTCAAGGTGTTGCAGGCGGTCAAGCCGAGAGCTTCTCAAATACGTATGCGGGCGCGGTAGCTCGGTTTAACATTGAATTTGGCAATCTACAAGAAAACCTAGGGACCGTATTCCTACCTCTACTAACAAAAGGAGCATCAAAACTTGCTGACTTTGTAGCGCAGATAAACGAAACCGATCTATCCGCATTTATGGTAACGGTAGAGACAATAGCCGGTGTACTTTGGCAAGTTATAACCGATGTAGTAAACGCCGTATCATGGCTACAGAATACATGGACAACCGTGACGGCCTCTCTCACCAACGACACATCAGGAACCGTATCAACAGTTACAATGCTCGTCAACACATACCTGTTGCCGACCCTACTCGCATTTCAAACGTGGCTCAAGGAAGTCTTTATGCCAGCCGTCAATTCGGTCTGGTCCCAACTCAAGCTACAATTTAACCTGTTTTCGATATGGTTTATGGCTAACTGGGATCTTATCAAAGGCTACCTAGAAGGCACATGGCAGGTCATCAAAGGCGTTATACAAGTGGCCTGGGCCATCATTTCAGGCATAATCACTGTGGGTCTGCAAATCCTCGCCGGTAACTGGTCGGGAGCATGGAACACAATTCTACAAAAAACAAGAGACATATCAGAGGGTGTCGGCAATATCCTTGGTGGCATGATCGGCATGATAAAGAACTGGGGAGGGCTCGTAGTCCGCGAGATGACCAAGCCATTCTATGACGCGTGGCATCAGATAGAGGACCTTGTAAATAAAATCAAAAACGCACTAGACTTTACCCAAAGACATTCGCCGTCAGTAGTAGATATAGTCAAATCAGGAGTAGGAAAGGTCAACGACGCACTCGGTGGTCTTTCCTGGGGCGCAAGCATTAACGCGAATATGGCAGGCAGCGCGGTCAGCTACGGAGGCGCACAAAACAGCACGGTAGTTGTACAGATTGACATGGCCGGTGCGCTCATCGCCGACACCTACGGCGCGAACTACATGGCCGAGCTAATGGGTGACGGTATAATCAAGAGACTCCAATCATCAATCAGAATATAAAAATGGCCTACAACATAACGATCGCCGGTGTCGACAGGACGAAAGATGTAATAAACCAAAGCATCATAGTCGAGGACACACTCAACGATATTGCCAATACCTGCAAGCTCAAGCTTATAGACACTCAATCGCTTGGGGCCCCACAAACAGACGATGAGATAGTCATAACCCTAGACGACGCAACCAAGATATTTTCAGGATATATATTAGCGGTGACGCTTTCAAAAGCCTCAACCGGCGTAGTAGAGTACACAATAAACTGTGTAGACTACACGTATATTTTAGATCGGTATCTCGCACACAAAAGCTACACGAATAAAACTGACGCATATCTGATAAGTGACCTCATCACCACGTACTGTGTGGGGCTCGGCATCACCACAACCAACGTTGTTGCAGGCCCGACACTATCATCGATAAAATTTAACTATCAGCAAATAAGCCAGGCAATCAGAAAGATCGCAAAGCTGACAGGCCGTAACTGGTATGTTGATTACGATAAGGATATTCACTATTTCCCACTCACCACCAACCCCGCACCATTCAACATAGACTCAACGACAAATACATATACTGGCCTTACTATCGAAAAAGACACATCCATGCTTAAAAATCGCGTATACGTGCGCGGTGGTACAAAACTCAGTGACCCGACAACTTATTCCGTCAAAGGTGATGGCGTATCAAGGGCATTTCCGTTACCAGACAAACCACATGATGTAACCATAACAGTCAACGGAGTATCTAAGACGCTTGGCATCAAAAACATCAACACATCCGGATACGCCTACTACCTAAACTTCCAAGAAAAATATATAGAGCAAGATGCGGGCCTTTCCATACTTACGACATCCGACACCCTCACCGTAACCTATACCTACGACATTCCGATCCTTGTTGCCGTAGAGGACACCACCAGCATTTCGACAAACGGGGTAAAAGAATTCGCGATATTTGATAAAACAATCACAACCACAGGCGCAGCGCGTGATAGAGCTACAGCAGAACTCACCGACTATGCAAACGACGTAATCGAGGGATCGTTTATAACCTATACCCCAGGCTTCCGGACAGGTCAATATATCAATATCAACCTTTCAGAATACGGCATAAATGCAGACTACATAGTACAAAAAGTCGTAGCTCGGTCAATGGGCTCAGGCATTTTCTACTATACAGTCAGCATCGCCAGCAGTAAAACAATGGGCATCATTCGCTTCCTCATAGACCTACTTGAGAACAGTAGAAACATTATTGAGCTTGATGATGACGAAGTAATCGACGAGCTATTCACCATGACCGACTCACTCTCGAGCGACAGTCTAGTCGAATCACTGACCATAGATTCATCAGGGCCATATTTCACCTGGTGTACCGACTCGCTTCAATCAACACCGATAACAAGGGCACGATGGGACCTTTTTCAGTGGGGTTAACGTTGTATAATTAGTGTATGTTACAGCTCACCGATCAAATCATGCAACCAAAGGGCTCATGCTCGATTGTTATCCGTGATGCAAAAACGGGCAAGATAAAACACGAGGAAAGAATAAACAACACCTTCGTCACGGTAGGTAAAAACTCGATCGCAGCCGGTCTCATAGGCATAACTGACAACAACCAAGGCATCATCACCTACTGTGCGCTCGGTACCTCGGTAGTAGCAGCAACACTCGCAGATACTACCCTCACCACCGAAATCTATCGAAAGCTCATCTCGGTCCGATCGGTGTCGGGCAAAGTTGCAACATTCCAAACCTTTTTCACCACCGCCGAAGCAAATGGTACGCTTCGTGAAGCAGGACTATTTGGCGACGCAGCAACCGCAACAACTGACTCGGGCACGCTATTTTCAAAACTAGCAATGAACAGAGTAAAAACATCAAGCGACACATTGACCCTATCTTGGGATATAACAATTGGATAAAAATATATATGGCAGACTCAGCAAACGTGGTAGCCGGTACAAACGCAACATCACTACAATTTAACAACCTACGAAAAGACGTGGTGCTGGCGCAATCAGTCGTCGGAACCGAATCATATTCAGGAACCATTACAATCGATTGGTCTGATCTTACCAAAGGGAAAGTCAGAACAATAACCCTTACGGGAAATCCAACCATTGCCTTCTCAAACGCCGTAGCGGGTCAATTTATATGTGTTCGCTTGCTACAAGATGGCTCGGGCTCACGAACGGTAACCTGGCCCACCATAAAGTGGCCTGGAGGATCAGCGCCCCCACTCACAACGACTCTTAACAAAATGGACATTTTCCTTTTTTACTGTCCAAGCGCAGCAAGCTATGAGGGATACTTTATGGGATTCAACTTATGAAAAACACCTACCTAGTATTCACAATCCAAGCATTCATACAAGAAATGCCCGACGGTAGGCTCACCGATTCATGTACCCTTGAACTCATCGCGGAAAGTGAAAAAGAAGCAGTCGCAAAAGCAAAAAAACTAATCAAGAAGCCTTTTTACCGAATACAAAGAGTTTTCGAAAACTACCATGCTCAGTCCTAACATCATCTTACCGTATGACAGCACGCACGCCAGCATCCCCGCGACATTCACGCGAGAAACGGCACTCGATGGTCGTTTTATCAAAGGAACCGCAGCCGGAGTAAACCCCAACGTAACCGGTGGCGCTTCGACGCACACTCACACCAGCTCAACACATACGCACTCGCTCACCAGTCACACCCACACAACCGGCACGACAGGAAGATACGACCCACCACCAGACGGCGACAGCCCAGGCGGTGGATTACTCACCACAGGACACGAGCACTCAAGCTCAACCTCAAACGGTCCCACAGAAGTCAGTACAGCAGCAAGCGCACCGTCCTATTCATCAGCCAGTAACAATCCACCTTATTACGAGGTGATATTCATAAAATCGTCGTTGCACAACTTTATACCCCAAAGCGCAATGATTCTAACAACGGCCACGTCACGGTCGCAACTAACCTATCACACCTCAAGCGCGGGTAAATACTTACGGGGCGCAGCAGCAAGTGGAGACGCAGGATCAACAGGTGGGTCTTATGACAACTCACATGATATGAGCCACACCCATTCACCTAGCCACTATCACACCGGTACAACCTCAACGGGACCAGGCGGTGGAGGCGGTGGCCCAGGTGGAGGCGGAAACGCCGTAACCACAGACAATCACAATCACAGCTACACACTCGACACAGTAACCGATACACTCAACGCCCCCACCACCACCACATACGTACAACTAGGAGCATCCGGCGAAAACATAGAACCAGTATACAAAACACTAAACCCATTCAAAAATAGCTCTGGTGGATCGGTCGTCCCGATCCCAGGCGACATCGGCCTCTGGCTCGGAACACTGGCCTCGATCCCTCTCGGCTGGGTTCTATGTGACGGAACCAACGGAACCCCCGACATGCGCGACAAGTTTCTAAAAATGACCCCATCAGCGACCTCATCAACAACCGGAGGCTCCAACACACACACACATCCGGGTATATCACACTCACATGCAACTGCAGGTAGTCACACACACAATACATCCTATACCCAAGGAGGCAGCACAAGCTCATCACAAGGACTCGGCGGAGGCGGAAGACGAACCGGCCCAAGTCACATACACTCTTTGCCTAACATGCAAACACAGACTTCATCCTACGCAGCAGCAACAATCACACCCAACTCATCAGACAACCAACCATTATTTACTACAGTCGCCTACGTGCAGATGATTTACGAAACCATTGGCGCTGGTGCTCTCGCTCTACTATAATTAGTATATGAAAATCCTCATTCATTGTGGTCACTGGAATATCACTAGCAATTGTGATCCCGCCCTCAAATCGGGAACGGGTACCCCAGGCGAGATTGAGTTTAACAAGTCAGTAGGCATGCTCCTTGAAAAACTATTACAAGAGGACGGGCACTCAACCTATCTCGACGACGCAAACACGAATTGTCATAAAAATGTTACCTGTCAAGACTGGGATTTGGCGCTTGCCATACACGCAGATGCCAACATATACGGAACTGGCGGAGGATTCGTCGATGTGCTAAGACCAGACTGGGATCCTGCTCGAGTTGAAAGCGCACGGCTGGCTCAAGCTCTCCGTGATCGTTACTTTCAAGAAACAGGCATAGTCAATCACCCCGAGCGCAGCAACAAAAACACGCGTGAATACTACCTCTGGAACTACCTTACCGATAAAACCCCCTGTGTCATCATCGAGTGTGGAGTGCTCCAAGACGCACACGACAAGGTTATCTTGAGCGACAGACCCAGAGTAGCAAAAGCAATCAGAGAAGGTATCCGCAAGGCTTCTGTAAGCCCCACACCTACCCCAACACCCAATGCTGATGAATACGTAAAAAGACTCACCGAGGCCATAGGAAGCGCTACAAACGCAATAGACTCAGGCGAACAAGTAAAAGATCCAGCCTGGAAAAGCAAAAACAGTTTAAACAAGTCAAAGCTCCTATCACTTGCATCACGACTATGACTATAAAATCCGATCTCGGTTTCCTGGGTATAACCATTAAAGACATCATATCTTTTTTGATGATTCTCGTCTCTGCAACCATATTCGTCAGTAACATGAATAACAGAATTGATAATCTGGTCGGCGCAGTCGAAAGGCTTAATAATAATTTTGATAAAAAAGATGCTGTAGACACCGAGCAATTCAAGAGAATCGAAGCTAACGAGCGTGCGGTTTTGATCTTACAGGAACGATCAAAACCATAATTATCACTTTTTATATACTCATGCCTGAACTCTCGATATATGCAACGGTCGTCTCACTTTTTGTACAACTATTGAAGGCACTCATCAAGGATCGTCTACCAGACGAAGCATACCCCGTTTTTGCTATTTTCCTGGGCCTGGGAGTTGCTTTGGCCGTCAAAGCTACTCTACTCACCGGAATCAACATCGGTCTAGCGTCGATGGGCATATACGCAGTCGCAAAACACACCGCTTTGGGGCTTAATAGGGTTTTCCCGAACTAAGCTATAGGCTTTACAGACAAGTAAAACATACTATATATTCGCAAACATTAGCAGTTAGTCGCTTTGTCTGCTAGACAATCAAAAAGTCCAGATAGGGCGCATTGCAAAGCCCTTATGACAAAAAATACCCCCGTCCCAACTCTCTATGGCGCTAGTTGGTGTATTCCATGCAAAAAACTCAAAGAATGGCTCGACAAAAAACATATCCCATATAGATACGTGGATGTTGAGACGCTAGAGGGAGGGCAAGAGGAACTTAATCGAAATCAGATCGCTTCTATCCCAACTCTCATAGTGGGAAATGTTCGTCTACATAGCCCCACAGAGCAAGAATTGAGCCTGATATTTACTCCTTAACCGCAGCCACAACGTAGCGTATAATTAAACTATTACAATCTTTTTTCAAATCTATGTCATTTTCGAACGCAACGGAAACAAATTTATCAGCCAAAATATTCACCGCAACCGCCCTACCTTGGGACGCAGCGACCGAGCTTGACATCCATTTGCACACAGGCGATCCAGGCGAAGCAGGAGCATCAACGGCCAGCGAAGCAACATACGGATCCTATGCATTGCAGACAGTATCACGCAGCGCTTCCGGATGGACGGTAAGTGGAGGAAACACGACAAACGACGGCGTTATCGCATTTCCCACCTGCTCAAGCGGAACCAACGCAATCACTCACGTTTCGATCACCCCAAGCGGATCAACCGAAATAATCGTAAGCGGAGCATTAAACGGCGGTGGTGTTACCGTATCGACCGGAATTCAGCCACAATTTGCCATCTCAGCATTAACAATAACCATTGACTAATGAAGTACCAATGCTCACAATGCAAACTAGCAGTCATATTCGTCGACGGAAAGCCCATCAAGGCCTGTACGTGTGACGCTCCCATAATTGCTCAAATGCAAGGCAGCATGGAACTGAAAGGAGGGCTTAAAGTTGATTAGCAATACCAACGACATAGTGAATGCCGAGCTCGAAGGTAGAGCACGCATCAACATGTTTCGAAAAAACCCCACTCAAGTGACAGTATCGGGTTACTGGTTTGATTTGTCGTTGAGTCCAGGCAATCCAGTACCCAAATACTGGTTTGACGCAACCCCAACAATCGGCGTTCAAATCAAACAATCAACCGACGGAGGCTTATTCCACGGAGCCAACGTAACCCCCCAGAGAAAGTACCTACGAAACATATCCCTAATGACCGCTACGGCGACAGCCCTACCCATGAGCTTTAAACTTCTCGACTATCTGCTGTACTACCCCTCGGTAGACGATTCGGTAGTAGGCGATCAAGCTCTGACAAATAATTTCAGTACCCTTTCGACCTTTACCACACCAACACCCCCCGCTTTTCAAAGTAACGAGCTCACGCTCACGACAAATAATCTAATGCCATATACCAGATGCCAAGTGTCATCAACCGGCACACTCCCCGCCGGACTTACTGCAAGCACAGATTACTGGTCAATCAACAGAGAAGGCGACACCACTTGCAGACTCGCAGCATCGCGAGCAGATGCCGTTGCTAATATAGCCGTGACCATTACAGACGCAGGCACGGGTGTACATTCGCTCAAGACAATACTACCACGATATACAGACGGGAAAAATGTACAAATACTCCCTATTTCTGTGGCCTCACGCGCTGGTGGCTTTGCCTTTAACGTAACGTACACCAATCAAGATGGTGTTGCGGGCCGAGTATCAAAATCTGTCATTGAAAACGCCAATACAACCATTGGAGTTGTTGCCACGTCCCACCCCGCAGGTGCAGCGGGAGTTTACAACTATTGTGAGTTTATCCCACTACAAGAAGGAGATACCGGAGTGCAAAGCATCGAGTCAGTAAACATGATAACCGGCGACGTTGGTCTAGTCTCGCTCATTCTGGTTAGACCCCTAGCAGAAACCGAACTAAAAGAAATCACCGCACCTCATGAAAAAGACTTCTTTATATCCAGCGGCAAACTACCAGAAATAAAGGATGACGCATTTTTAAATCTCATTTGTTTACCAGTTGGCTCGCTGGCTGCAACCGGCCTCATCGGGTCAATCAAGGTGATCTGGGGATAATTATTTTTTATATTTATACTTATGGCAGGCTTTACATCAAACGACCAAATAATCACCGCACTAACGGCAGGTCAAACTAAACGGATCGATTGGACCAAAAATTTTAACCCAACCGCACCAGCCGTCGCGAACGAGTGCCATACTCTTTTTAGAGGAAACGGTAACCCTCCACCAGATCAAATCTTTAGCGCAGGGACTAACGACCTTTTTCAACCCGTAAGCGAAACAACAACGAACGCAGGAACAATCCAACACGGAGGCAACGTATCCCCTGCGTATAAATTCCTACTCAGCGGATCAGTAGTCACCGCAGCAGCAACAGTCGTGCCTTGCACCGCAGTCTTAATTGATGTAGTCGGATTTTACCGAATAACCACAATGGCAACGGCGACAGCACGAACAATGACAAATAACTTCGCAGCATTCTCAGCCGTGACTTTTGACAACTCGACAAATATCTGCACAGGGTCATTTATCAACCTACTACCCTATACGAATATCAGATTCACGACAACCGGAGCATTGCCGGCAGAACTTACGGCAGGAACGGACTATTACGCAATCAAACTCTCAGATACAACAATAAAAGTCGCCTCATCCTACGCAAACGCAGTGGCAGGAACGCCCATGGATTTGTCAACCGACGGATCAGGAGTAAATACCCTCACCACTATATTGCCACGATACACTAACGGAGCCGGAGTAAACGCTTTCTTCTTCAACAATAACGCAACGCCTATGGGAGCCGGTACACCAAATCTATTCTTCCCAAAGTATACAAACGCAGCCCAGACAACCCTTAGAGCAACCCCCACAGTCTATCCAGTAGGAAAGACAGCCGGGACTAATAGTCATATACTGCACACCGGAGCAACGGCAGCCGGAAAATATAACTTTTCAGTACCACTCCAGGCCGGAGATACGGGGATCGCTTCAATCCAAGAAATCAGAAACGACGCGACCTACACATCAAACGAGTACTCAGTGGCGATGTATAAAGAGCTCGCCCGATTCCCAATCTCGACGCTCGGACTCGCAGCAGAGCGTAATTTCCTATACGAAATGCCATCGCTTCCAAGAATATACGACGGAGCAGCGCTCTATTGGGTCATCATTTCAGGCGTAGCAACGCCAGCAAACAGCTCTTTTTCCGGTCACTTAGATGTTGTATGGAACTAATATGCTACTAGGCAATTTTAACCAATTCAATAAAAATCCAGGGAGGGCGATCGGTGGTCCAAGCAACCCGACTCTCTGGTTTAAACCGGGGAGCATGATGCATTTTTATTCTCAAAATCCAAGTGAAGTGGACGTTGAAAAGTCATCATTTCCCAACGGATATACCCCGCCCTATTCCTGGGTGCTGGCACCAACAGCTGGCGGTCTGTCTACCTCGTTGGTCAGTGGGTCAGGCTCAATATCCACCACCCTCTACGGAGCAAAATTCATGGTAGGCCCCCTGGCCGGATCGGGATCAATAACGGATGCCAATACAAGTCTAATCGTCAACGCGATCGCAACCCTCACCGCAAGTGGTGCAATAAGCAGCGCAGGATTGAACGCAACGGCCCAAATGACCACAACACTCGCAGCATCCGGCGACCTAGTAGGAGCTCTGACAGCCCTTGGTCACATAGTCGCGACCTTGAACGCAGAAGGCTCACTATCGGCGACTAATTACGCGATCGGACACATATCAGCAACAATCGGAGACGTATCGACATCTCTGACCGCAGCACAAGTTGCCGAAGAAGTATGGAACTCAGTAGCGAGCAACTTTAACACAGCCGGCACGATGGGTGAAAAAATAAACACTTCAACAGAACCCGCAACAGATCCATGGGACGCAAATTTGAACAATTACAGCACACCAGACACAGCAGGAAAGAAACTAAAAGACTTGCAGAACATTTTGCCAACGACCAACTGGTACTATCGATCTTGACAATGACATAAAAGTTATCTATATTGATGACTGACAAAATGGTCCCACTTATTCAAGCCGAAGAAGTGTTGAGAATCAAACTACATGACCTTTTATTGGACCCCGAAGTACACGTAGAAACAAAAAAAATGCACGGAGAGGTATATGTAAACCCTCAAGAGATGATGGAAGCACACCATTACATTGAAGAAAAAAGAAAGGGGCAAAATGGAAAGTGAACCGCCCAAATTCCAGATCTACCTCTCCACCTCTCCTGACGTACAACGGTCATCACAAGCTGTCCTCATAGACACTCCTGATGACAAATATCAGTGTATTTATACCGGAGAAGGGACTTTGGTCGACGAGCTATTCATCCCCGCAATCATGCACAACCAAGTGCAGAAGGGCAACGTCTACCTCCTGACGCATCCAGACGACTATAGCAGTGGAATGTATGACGGTATAGGAGATAAGGGGGTACAGCCATGAGTGCAGTCCAAGAACAGCTATTAGCTACCGAGATGGTACTCGGATCAGGTGCCGAGCTACCACAGGAGATGATCAACTATCACCGTGCAGTAGCAGGGACGATCTATCAACTCTTCCCACCGACCTGGTGGAGAGCTGGTTCGCAGATGAAGCAATCAGATCGCACAGACTATACGAACATATATAAGGTGGGTACAGAAATGGTGTGCGAGACATGCCCTGTATTTGATTCTTGCAATCCACACACGATCATCAGAAATGATCGAAGAATACA